TGTTCAATAATTGGTACAAAACCAAAAGGCAGTTCACCAAAAGTAGTTGGAGGAATTATCTCAGCAGGAGGAATTATTGTTAGTTCTGGTAAATTTTTAACCTTTGGCTCGTTTATAAAAGGAGGTTTTAATTCCACCTAGCAGTCGTTCAATTGAAATGAATCTTGAATATAGGGTTTATTAAATTTTCTTGTATCATTACCCCAACAATTCCAACCTTGTATTTCTTCTCTAGCAAAAAGCTCTATCCTTGGTATATCACCACTTGATTTTATTATCATTTCTCTTACACAATTAGGCTTTTGACTATGGTTTCTTGAATTTATTGCATAAAACATATTTCGAGTAATTTTATTTTTACATTTCATTTTACCTTTTACACCAAAAATAATATGTTCAGTACAACCTCTAAAGTAATACCCCATTCCCATTTCTGGTTGACCATTTTTGTAAGTTTTAATCCAAGTAATTAAGGTTTTATAATCAAAACCCCATGATTTACAAACTTCTAACCCTTCCGCTAAAAATGGATTTGTTACCCATAAGTACAAATGTGATTGATCCATTGAAATATCTGATACAGGAAGCTTACAAATATCTTTGACTTTCATTGTTTCATAGCCTACTTGACCATTACCCCAGTTTTCTTTGTATTGCCAAGGAGGATCAGCATAAACAATGCCATATTTTTTATTAGGAAAAGGATTTACATTATTTTCTATAGATTCCATTTAGCAGTCGTTCCATTGACCAGCAAGATCACTAGCTGCATTTCCTACTTGCTTTCTAGCTTGTCCAAAGAATATTCCTGCCAATACGGGACCAACTATAGGGACACTTGCAATTGCTGGTGTGACTTGAACAGAAGCACTATCTGCAATTAGTTGTCCATTACTACGTCCTTGGGCTTGTTTCTCTATACATTCAATTTGTTCTTGTGTAAGTTTTCCTCCTTCACCTTGAGGGTAAATAGCAAACTGGGCTACAGATTCTTTATGTGTAAATTTCTTTTTAACACCACCATTAAAGGTAGGTTGTTCTGAATCTACATAAGACAACATTGTTTTTGGATCATGCTGTCTACTAGCAAAACTCCATTCTTCTGCACCATCTGCACCGGTTTCACTCCTAATTTGAATTGAACTGTAAGGAGTGTTAGAAAGCTTTGCTATATCAGGGATGCCACTATCTTTACGAGCTAATAAATTTAAGCTCATAAAGTTAGTTGCTATTAATCCACCACCTAACACAAGAGAAGTTAGGCCATTAAATGATTTAAATTGGATCATTTACCAAAAGGCAATACAGAACCAGTTGATTTAGGAAGAGAAGGTGTTTTCATACTGTGCTGAATATTTTTAATGACTTGATCTTGAATAGTAAGAAGCATGTCATTAACAAAATCAGCCCTCTTCATGTAAAGAAAACCACCGCCACTAACCGCCACTACTAAAGCAGCGGTGTTTATGTAAGTAAGGATTTTAATCATCCAAGTTCATCTATGTTGGCTTGAACGAGTTGAGTTTTTTTTGTATCTAAAGAGACTTGAGCTTCTTTAAATTCTTCTTCTCTACGTTTTTGATCTTCTTGTAGCTGTTTAATTTCAGCAGCAAGTTGTAAACGATCAGCCATAAAAATAATACATTGCCTTCA